CACCATAATCAACGGCTCCAAGCCGACATAGGAGACACATGAAAATCAAATTGCAGTTAAAGCGCACGGCCGACAGCGCACCCGAGTATTACTACACAAACCTTTTTGTGGTTACTGAATGGGAACGGCTTGAACGTCGCAACATTCAACAGCTCTCCGCAAACCCGTTGTATTCGGATTACGCCTGCTGGATGCACACAATCCTTAAAATCAAAGGCGAGCAAGTTGGTGACAACTGGCGCGAATGGTTAAGCAAAAACCCTGACATCGACATCCTGCCGGTACTGGACGAAACAGACCCAAACCCTACGGACGCGGCACCTACCGCCGCCAACTAGCAGAAGTACTGGTCGCGGTCGGTTGGTGGCCTAGCGACATTGTGTTTGACTCACGGGATTTGACAACGGTCATTAAAGTGCTTAACGAGGCAAACAAAAAACGGAGATGACGTGAACCAAGTGTCAACAAAGATTGAGGTCGTCGGGCTTAAAGAAGCCTTGAAGACCCTCAACAAAATTGACAAATCTTTGCGCCGTGAAATTACAACAAGTTACAAACAGATTGTCCGGCCTGTTATTGACGACGCAAACCAACTTGTTCCCTCGAATGTCCCGCTATCTGGTATGGCGCGCAATTGGAGCACCAGATCAGGGTTCAAAATGTTGCCGTGGATACCAGGCATGAAGCAGAAGATTGCTGCCAAAATCAACACACGTAACATCAGGGAATACGGCGGTAACAAGTCAAATGTCGGCACCTTTGTCATTCAATGGAAGGGTGCTACTGGCACGATGTTTGACATGTCTATGGCTGGCGCTCTAGGCCGCGCATTAAGTGAACGCTACGGTGATCGTTCGCGAGTAATGTGGAAAGCGTACGAGCAACGCGAAAACGATGTCATGTCCGAGATGGAGCAGTTGGTAAAGCGCGTTATGAGCGAAGCGAATAGAGAGACAACCTAATGGCAATCAATATCCCGATCATCAGCGAGTTTGACGGCACAGGGGTAAAGAAGGCTGTCAAACAATTCCAGCAACTTGAGACCGTCGGCGAAAAGGCGCAGTTTGCAATTAAAAAGGCTGCGATTCCTGCAGCTGCCGCGCTTGGCGGTTTGGCTGTTGCCCTGGGCGATGCCACACGCGCTGCAATGGAAGACCAGCAAGAACAAGCCGCGCTTGCATTAACCCTGCAGAATGTGACTGGCGCTGGCGCCGCACAGACCGCGCAGGTTGAAAAGCAGATTAGCGCAATGAGTCGAGCGTCTGGCGTTGCCGACACCGAATACCGCAAAGCATTAGAAGCGCTTGTGCGCGGTACCAAAGATGTTGGCATTGCCATGAACGACATGAACCTTGTCATGGACATCAGCACGGCCACCGGCATGGATAGCGCCAGCGTTGCGGACGCGCTTGCCAAGGCATACCAAGGCAACTTTAAGGCGCTCCGATCATTAAGCCCAGAAATGTCAACGATGATTAAAGAAGGCGCAAGCCTGAACGAAGTCATGGACGTACTCGGTGGAACCTTTGGCGGTGCTACAGCAACCAGCGCCGAAACCGCTGCAGGCAAAATGAAAATTCTCAAAAACTCAATTGGCGAAACTAAGGAGTCAATCGGTGCAGCGCTGTTGCCCGTGCTCGAAGCCGTCTTGCCTGTGCTCAACAAGTTTGCCGCATGGGCTCAAGACAATCCGCAAGCATTTTTGTTTATTGCTGGCGCTATCGGCGCGGTCGCAGCTGCAATCGTTGCCACAAACATTGCTATGGCACTAAACCCGTTTGCATTGATCGCTGCAGGCGTCGCGCTACTTGTAGCCGCGCTAGTTGTCGCGTACAACAAGTTTGACTGGTTCAAGACTGGCGTCAACGCAATCATCAACGGCATCCTCGGCGCATTCGAGTCAGTCGTAAACGGTGCAATCATGATGGTTAACGGCATCATTCGCGCCTACAACGCCATACCAATTGCGCCAAACATTAACACCATTGCCCACGTCAACCTGCCAAGCATCGGTGGCAATTCAGCCACACAAGCCGCAAGTCGTATGAATCTGCCACGCATGGCCGAAGGTGGCATTGTGTCATCGCCTACCCTTGCCCTGATCGGTGAGGCAGGCCCAGAAGCCGTAGTGCCATTAGATCGCTTAAACAATGGTGGGGGAGTGACTATCAACGTCACAGGCGGCCTTGCTACTAGCGCGGAGATTGGTGAGTCGGTCGTTAACGCCTTGCGCGCCTACTCGCGTTCCGCTGGGCCGTTGCAGTTACAGGTGGCCTAATGCCCGGCACAGCTGTCGTTGACTCGGGCAATTATGACTTGCAGATCGCTACGGGATTTCAGGTTGACGCTTTTGTTCTTGATGACGCGCTAAAAGGCGTTTTAGATAACACCGAATACGTGCTTGACGGCACGACCGAGTTTGCCAATGTCATGGACTCAACTATCAGCATTAACGTGCGGCGCGGTCGCCGTGACGTGGGCGATCAGTTCAGCGCTGGCACAATGACATTCACCATTCAAGACGTGACAGGGGTGTTTAATCCGTTTGATCAGAACTCGCCTTATTGGGATACCCCGCAAGCCAAGCCTGGGCTTGCGCCATTGCGCGAAGTACGACTAATCCGTTACAGCTCAACCAATGTGCCTGAGTCATTGTTTAGCGGTTATGTCGTTAACTACGACTACAACTTTGCGCTCGGCGGTCTAGACACCGTGACCGTGTATTGCGCTGACCAGTTCTATCTGCTCGCGCAAACCTACCTAAACGAACTTAACGTCACAGCCGAAACATCAGGCGAACGCATAGAAACCGTCCTAGACCTACCAGAAGTTGACTTTCCAGCAGGCGCTCGAAGCATTGCCACAGGCACCGTCAACCTAGGCCACGACAGCGCTTACACCGTGCCGGCAGGAACAAACGTGCTGCAATACATGACGCAGATTAACGACACCGCAGAATTTGGGCGTCTGTTTATGTCAAGGTCTGGAGTTATTACATTCCAAAACCGCATTGGCAACACGCTTAGCGCGCCTGTAGCCGATTTTCATGATGACGGCACAGGGTACAAGTTTGATGGCGTAGGCATTAGTTTTGAAGCTGATTCGGTAATCAACAGATCGGTGCTTACAGCCTTAGACGGCAAAACCGCTACCGCAATTGATGCAGGTTCTATTGCTACATATTTTATTCAGACATCAAGCATTACAAACAGCCTGCTACATGTGCAAGGAGAAATTGACACCGCGGCGTCCTACTTGCTGAACCCAGAACCCGAAGCCCGATACACGTCCGTGGCAACCAAATATCTGATGCTGACCACAGCCCAAAAAGACACCCTGGCAACCGTCGACATTGGCGACACAATCAGCGTGGAAAAGTCTTTTGCAAGCGGTACTGGCACAACCCAGTTGGCGCAAGAGCTGTCAGTTGAGGGCATTGAGCATCGGCTGGATTTCAGCACAGGCCACAGCGTCCTGTACAGCACCGCCCCAACGACCATTGTGTATGAACTTATTTTGGATGACGCCGTGTATGGCACACTCGATGCAGAGAATGTTTTAGGATAGGAGCACTATGCCACTTACTACGTACACCGCAGGCCAGGTCTTGACTGCATCTTCGCTTAACGCCAACTTGTCGTTTGCGGCCAGCGCTGGCGGTTTAGTTTTAGTTAAAACCCAAACTATAGGCACAACGGTCGCTTCCGTAACAGTCACGGACGCATTTAGCGCAACATACGAAAATTATTTGATAACTATCAGCGGTGGTGTTGCGTCTGGGAATGTCAACATTGGCATGATTTTGGGGGCAACAACTGCAAACTACGCCTACAACAACATGTATATGGAATACAGCGCAACTACTGTAAACGGCGAAGCATCAAACAGCGCTGCTAGTTGGATACGCGTAGCCAGAGGTTCTGCTAATTCGCTAGACGGTGAAATAAATCTAAAAAACCCGTTTGAAACAAAAAGAACGACAGCACAATTTCGCACAAGTTCATCAGCATCAAACCAACTTTGGTCAATGGGCGGCGGATA